CATTGGCAATTGGTCAGATACAATAAAGCATCACGCCTTATCATCAACGCAGTTTATATTGTTTGAGGCGAATCCAGAGTACAACAAAATTCTATCTCAAAAACCATATAAATTTTTTTGCGGTGAAGTCTTAACTTTTCCCGATCAAAAAAAGGTAAAATTTTATAATGGAACCAATACTGGAGATAGTTATTATAAAGAAACTACAAGATTTTATGATAATCAATCTTATATAGAATTACCCTGTACTACTCTTGACAAACTAATCACTCAGCATAATTTGCCAATTCCAAATTTTATCAAACTAGATACACAGGGATCTGAATTAGATATTTTAGACGGTGCTGATTCAATTATCGACAAGGTAGATTTTATCTTGACTGAGATGCCTATTGTCTGTTACAATAAAGGTGCACCAGATATTTCAATGTATTTAAATTATTTCAAAGAACGTGATTTTTTACCATTTGATGTAATAGAGACTCACCGAGCAGAAAATATTTTGATACAGGTAGATATCTTATTTGTAAGACGTCAATTTAAAGAAAACTTTATTCAACCCACAATCAACATTAGACCATAGACATAAAATGACATACATTCTTGTAGATACTGCTAATACATTCTTTCGTGCACGACATGTAATGCGAGGCGATGCTGAAGAAAAAGTCGGTATGAGTTTACATATTATCTTGAACTCAGTTCGTAAAGCATGGAAAGACTTTGATGGCACCCATGTAATTTTTTGTCTTGAAGGTCGATCGTGGCGTAAAGACGTTTACGAACCCTACAAGAAACAACGATCAGATGCCCGTGCTGCTCAAAGTCCTAGTGAACAGGCAGAAGATAAACTGTTTTGGGAAACGTTCGATAAATTTAAAGATTTTGTACAGACCAAAACAAACTGTACAGTATTACATAATCCTCAATTAGAAGCAGATGATCTAATTGCAGGTTGGATTCAAAGTCACCCAAATGACAATCATGTCATTATCAGTACCGATGGAGATTTCGCGCAACTAATTGCACCCAATGTAAAACAATATAATGGTGTTATGGGCATTACTACTACACACGAAGGGTACTTTGACGAAAAGGGCAAACCCGTTATTGATAAGAAAACTAAAACTGTAAAGCCTGCTCCAGATCCTCAATGGCTGCTATTTGAAAAATGTATGCGTGGAGATCCGTCGGACAATATTTTTAGTGCTTATCCCGGTGTTAGAGAAAAAGGAACAAAAAATAAAATTGGTCTGAGAGAAGCATTTGCTGATAGATCTTCTAAAGGTTATAACTGGAATAATCTTATGTTACAAAGATGGATTGATCATCTAGGTACCGAACATCGAGTATTGGAAGATTACACTAGAAATGTTACCCTATGCGATCTTTCTGCTCAACCTTTGCATATTAGACACTTGATTGACGAAACTATTTCAAATGCTGTTAAACAAGAAAAAAATGTCAATCAGGTAGGATTTAGATTGTTAAAATTCTGTGCAGAATATGATTTACAAAAAATCAGTGAACAGATCGAATCATATGCTGTTCCATTTAATGCCAGATATATTATTGAACAAACGCATGGAGAAACGCATGTCAATTCATACTAAAGAAATTATTCCTAATAAAGAATGGATTATTACCGATCAACAAGAGAAGATCGGCTCTTTATCAAAAATTAAAAAAGGTTATAATTTTTGGCATAAGGGACAACATATTAAGATTAACGATCTAGACGACTTGAAGAATAATTTCGGTATTAATATCGAAAATATGGATAAATTACCTAAAATTGAAAAAGATAAAACTTCAATATATGGTTACCCATGCAGTTCTATTCCATATCAGGCAGTTTATAATGTAAAGAAAAGATTGCCAATTTTTATTAAAAGTCTAAAAAGCAAAAGTCATTTTTGTGCCGGACACTATGCTGTTAAATTTAAAAAAGGATGGGTTCGAAGTTTTTGTCCAAAACTAATTACATTGGAACGATATCCTTATGAAGGTCCTTACAAAACTGAAGAAGAATTAAAAAATAGAATCAAGGTGTTAAATAAACAACCATGAAAGCACTTAATACATTTCCCATAGAAGATTTTCTAGAAAAGACTCGAATTGCTATAAAAACCAATCAAAAAAATGTCACTTTAACTATAAAAGAGGCTACAGATTTGCAAAATAGTCTAAGTATTGTAATGACTAGACTAAGTGGCGAATTAGATCAAATGGCGAAAACTTCAAATGAAAAAATAACCGTGGTTGTCGATGGGGGCAAGTTCTAATAAATATATACGTAGTTTTTTGGAGATTACGTATGAGTCGGCCCAAACCAAAAATTTTATTAGAAATATCAAATAAGAAAAATTACAAAGTAGATCAGGTATTAGATGCTGAAGCAATTTGGGCTGTTTTCTACAAAGACAAACCTATAAACTTAAAGACAGCAAGCCTATTAGGACAAGATCTTGGCCCCAAATACAAAAAAGTAAGTTTTTCAAATAGTGGTCATGCATTTAATCTATCCGAAAAACTCAATAAATTGTATGGTACACAGGACTTTTCTGTATACAAATTAACCACAGGCGAAAAAATCACCGATGAGTCAAAAACATGAAATCACTAAAAAGATACTAGATAAGCATTATCCAGATTATACAAAAGAAGATTTCAAACAGGTTTTAAGAACTTGGTGGCATAGTCAACGTACAAAACAAAAAGGCGGATTAAGATTAACTCGTGAAGGGTTTGATACTTTTCAAAATCTGTCCTATAAAACACACAAAATTAGATATGAAGATCTAATACAATTTAATAATGAAGTTGCTGTATGGTTAGATCAAAATATTTCCAGTCCTTATTTTGTAACCAATCGTGAAATATATGTATTTGGTGAAAGAGACGCTATTCAATTAGCGTTGTTTAATGGCAACATCCCTAAAATTATTAGAGCACAAAAACGTTTCAAACAGAAACGCATTGACAATATAGAATAAAATTGCTATACTAGTTCTGTAGTAACAAACTTAACCACAGAGAGAGAAACGTAATGGCAAAAGATATTTCTACTAATCGTACTGTTAGTCCCAACGAAGCCAAGGCAGCAATTCGTAAATGCTTGGTTAAACAACGTCCTGTGTTTATGTGGGGACCTCCAGGTATTGGCAAATCGGATATTATCAAACAGATTGGCGAAGAACAGGGTCGAGAAGTTATTGATGTTCGATTGAGTCTTTGGGAACCAACGGATATTAAAGGTATCCCGTTTTATAATTCAGATCTAGGTACTATGCAATGGGCACCTCCTTCAGAACTGCCCAGCGATGAAGATAGTGAAGCAATTTTGTTTCTTGATGAACTTAATTCTGCACCACCTGCTACACAGGCAGCAGCCTATCAACTGATTCTAAATCGTCGTGTTGGTACTTATCGACTGCCCAAAGGTGTCAGCATTGTTGCAGCAGGCAATCGTGAAACAGATAAAGGTGTAACTTATCGTATGCCGGCGCCGCTGGCAAATCGATTCCTGCATCTTGAACTTCGTGTAGATTTCGAAGATTGGCATCAATGGGCTGTAAAAAATCGTGTTCATGAACAAGTAGTTGGTTATATTGGCTTTGCTAAACAAGATCTATACGATTTTGATCCACGTGGTAGCAGTCGTTCTTTTGCTACTCCGCGCTCTTGGTCATTTGTTAGTGAACTACTCAGTGAAGATGATGTTTCAGAAAACACACTTACTGATCTAGTTGCCGGTGCAGTCGGCGAAGGTCTTGCTGTTAAGTTTATGGCTCACCGTAAGGTGGCTAAACAGATGCCTAAGCCAGAAGATATTCTTTCAGGCAAAGTAGAACAATGTTCTATCAAAGAAATCTCTGCAATGTATTCATTGACTATCAGTCTTTGCTACGAGTTGCAAGAGGCCGATCGTAAGAAAGTAAAAAATTGGGATCAAATGGCCGATAATTTCTTTGGATTTATCATGGATAATTTTCCAACTGAAATTGTTGTCATGGGTGCCAAGACTGCACTGACTAACTATCAACTTCCATTCGATGCTAGCAAGTTGAAAAACTTTGATCGTTTCCATGCGAAATATGGCAAATACATTATCCAAGCAATGGAAGGTTGATGACAAGGGCCCGCAAGGGCCTTTCTTACTTGTGTTTGACAACAAAAGACTATATAATAGTATATAGAAAGGAGTTATTATGTCATCTGTAATGAAATCCGAAAAAATGAAGAATGCTGATTGGGCAAACAAAAAGTTTAACGAATCAGACAAAGCAAAAATTCTTGATAAACTGATCACTGCTAGAGTCGGTCTACTACTTCGTCATCCATTTTTTGGTAACTTAGCCACTCGTATGAAACTGATCGATGCTTCAGATTGGTGCCCAACTTTGGCAACTGACGGACGTCATTTTTATTACAATCTTGGATTCATTAATAAACTTACTCCTAAAGAATGTGAGTTCGGTTTTGCACATGAAGTCTTGCATAATATTTTTGATCATCTAGGACGTCGAGATGGACGCGATCCAATGCTGTCAAATATTGCTGCTGACTTTGCAGTCAATCAAATTCTAAAAGATGAACGAATCGGTATTCGTCCTACATTTATTAATATCTTTCAAAACGATAAGTATCGTGGCAAAGCATACGAAGAAATTTATTCCGAACTATATGAAAATGCCGAAAAAATCGATCTTTCTAAACTAGGTGAACTGCTCGACGAACATCTAGACGGTGACGGAGAAGGTGAAGACAGTGATGAAGGTGAGGACGGATCTAAGGGACCAGTAAAACTTAGTGCCGAAGAACGTAAAAAAATTCGTGACGAACTGAAAGAAGCAATGGTAGCAGCAGCCCAATCTGCAGG